TATTAATGGTGTTTAAGTAGGCGCGCCCTCACCAGTCTCTCGACCAGATCTTGCCCTACCGTTCAGATTTCGTCTCCGTTTCTCCTTTAAGGGTTAACACGCCCCGGCAGCTTGTATTCCGCCGGAATGGGAGTCGCCAAACTCGCGTGCCTGACACCAAACCTCAAGGCCATTTGGTCACAAAATCTTGAACTCGTCCACTTTATAAATCTTAAGCTGCCGTTGTGGTCAACCCCTCCAGTAAAATCCTAGACTCTCTCCTAGGAGTAGAAACCAACGATGAAACAGGGCCACCGCTAATCACCACAATAAATACTCCCTGGCAATCACGATCAACAATATTGGTATCTGTGATCGGATTTGTTCGGTTTGTATCAAATCGCTTCTTCCTTGGAACTCCACTCATGGCATAAGAGAACTCTTGCCATATAGGGTGGGACACTGCGTTGGCTTGGCTAATGCAGACCCCACGTATCTCAGAGTAAGTACGAGCAGGGTCAAGAATATAAGCCATCGTCTCAACGTTGGTGATGTATGAGGCAGTGACATTGCCAGATGTGTTGAGTCCAACAGAAGGTATGTATTTGATAACCGATGCCTGGAAGACAAATTGGTTGTATAGCTGGGCAACTCCCTGTAACGGCGAGAGGTTCGTCTCCAGGCCAGTGGCGGCACCGCCGATGAGCGGTACCACCATTGACGCTTCGCCAGTCGCATTTGTGGTCAACGAAACACAGACTTCAGTACCACTGATAACAGTGTTAGAGCCTAACGTCCCGCGTACACGCACACGTGGAGGATTCTGAGATCGCTGTTCGAAGTATCGCACCGCAGTAGCTTTCGATTTTGCACTTTTACGAGCCATTTTTGATAATATGTGAGTAGTTTTCGACAAATTGGCGTTTATCACCGCCCCAGACGCTATTTTTAAAATAATTTTCCAACTCTTTTTGTGCGTCAGGAGTCAAGCCTGTCTGCATCCAAAAGCTAAACCTCCCTTGGTCATCTGGATAATCGAAAGGTATGTGCATGCCCTTGCTCAAAGTACGGTAACAATTAAACGCCGCATCTTTGTCATGATAATTGCCCTCAGTCCCAAATCTTGCGAGCATGCGATAAAACTCACCAAGAACGGGAACGTCGGCAGAAAAAGCACTTCCACACCCAGCCACATCAAATAACCAAGATCTAAACATGTTCGTGTCATGAGCCAGATTCACAGCCGTGACATCCTTCAACAAACACGTTTTGACATTACGCACCATCCTCCAGATCCCGTTACAATAAAGTGGCCGACATTGGCAAAACTCAATGTGTTCAACCTCGTAAACCGGGGTCTCACACACGATTTTAAAACCAAAATCGACAAAGTAACTCTGGAGATCTGCGACATGTCGGAGATCTTTACTCTCTAAAAACAGTAGGCAATCGTCGCCATTATTCACAAATTCAATTCGACACTTTTTGGTGTCTATATAGCTCTTAGCCATTAGACACATCAACAACTTATTACCCAACGAAGTGTTCATGTCACCACTCATCCTAGACCCTTTCTTAACGTATTTAAATTTCCCAGTCTCGCAGCGGGCAAATCCTGTGTTGCGAAGCTGCCACGATAGCAGCTCCGCAAACTTCCCACTGCGGAACAGGTCGTTATAAACTCCATGCTCAAACTGTAAAGCCTGAACACTAACGTGTTGGTCGAATCTGGACGCGTCTAAGCCAATACAAACTGGCTTGGTGAACATGTTCCACTTGTCGACGATAATTTTGGCTTGTTGTGTCGAATTGTATTTGCTCATGATGACGGGCGATCCAAACAACCCATCTATCTCATCATACATCTTGTGCTCTAATGGCAGCAGGTAGCGGCCAATCTCAACGTTGTAACGCGGCCTCCGAGGTTGAATAACCCGGGGTGCTGGATCAAGCTTGTCGCTGAAATTGACTTTCTCTGCTTTAACAAAAGTGCTTAGGTAGGAGTCGTGAACACGAACCGGTTTTAACACCAGCCCGTCAACAGCTGATTGGTATAAGGCTTTCCGTCGTCCCTTGTAGTACTCGACAAATGCTTGTCTAGTCACAGGGGATTGGTGTCCCAACCTGCCAACTATTGTCCGCTTATAACTCTCTAACCTCTTACTGAATATGCCAGCTACCGGTGATGTTGGCTTGCTGCATTTCTTGTCAGTGTATAACACACGTTCTCCAACCCCGCGGATGAGGTTGGGCAGTGAATTGTTGTGGGTCGACATGTTATCGTCGCAAAGGTACCGACCCATTGTAAGGTACTTTCGACGTTTCGGAACCCCAGAGAGTAAAACTGGAGAAACACCGGGGTAGACACCTGGAGTAGTGTCTACCCCCTCCAGCTTCTCGGGGCCCCATCAAGTATCGCAACTGCCGTCACCCAATAGGGCTTCGACAGCACGCGCATCCTTGACGTGTTGTGTGTGTTTGATGGCTAATCTGACAAGCTCTGTAGACGTTGGTACGAATACCATCTCAGTGGCGATGTCTACATTCTCATTGATGTGTCGCGCCAACACGCCGTGTGCTATGCAAGCATCATAAAGGTACTTACGCACACACAACACGTTGGCGGGCCCATATTTCAGCCTGCCAAACTTAGCCTTGCCAATCTTCACCAAATACGCTCGAAACGGAGCACGAGCGCGGACACGCCTCTTGGCCACAACGGTGTTTTCTACGCTGTCGATTACTGAGCTACGCACAATGTCGGTAACATCTTCAATCTCATCGTCGTCGACCTTAGTCAACTCGTCCAAAACAGTATGGACTATAACACCGGCGCGAGCTATAAGACGCCTCTTCGCTATCTCCGCACGATTATAATAGAGATACAAATTCCACAACCCGGTCGCTACACCAGCAGCAGCAGTCACAGCAACAACGGCGGTAACTGTCTTCATTATAGCAGAAGCAGCTAAGCAAACACTTGGCGG